GTCACTGGAAACTTACGAATAGCACCACAATGACATTCGCAGCAAAAGTGAAGACGTTAAAACAGGACGAAAGCATACTAAGAAAATGGACAAAGGAAACTCACCCTCACGATTTTCAAATGTTCACAGAATTAATACAAAAAGGCAGAAGGCTAGCATCGCCTCTACCCGGTTACGCAACTCACGGAGAGACCAAATGGTTATCGCCGTTAACAAATTGGAAAGAAACGTTATGAAAAAATTAGCAGCAATCATAATAGAAGACCGATATTTTGAAGATACCGTCTCTATATGTCAACAACACTTGGACAAACTTCCAGAGAACACCGATCTGATCCTGTATTCAATCGAAGAAAATATAGAGAAGTACAAACAGGACGCAATCAAACAGGGCGTTAAGATCACGTTTAAACAGTACGATCAGAACGTTAAAATTCCAATAGAAATAAATTACATCGGTGGAATGGAGGCCGTATTGAAAGATCAAAGAATGCGAGCTCTATTCAACTACTGCTTATTCGTAACAAGACCCGAGTTTTGGATGGAGCTATTCGACTACGATAGAACGCTTACTTTTCAAAGGGACACAAAGCTGTTAAAAAAAGGCATCGAAGAGTTTTTGGAGTACGATTACGTTGGGGCTCCGTGCTACAATTTCGTAAAAGATCAAACTGTACAAAATGGTGGCCTAAGCCTAAGAAATCCAAAAGTAATGGAGTATATCTGCAGGGTCTACGGCTGGAAGCGAGACGTACAAGATCTATTAGTGATTGGCCAGTACTCATCGGCTTGGTTTTTTGCAGAGGACATTTTCTTCTGTTTGAGACTAATAAAGCACAAAGCCGGCACATTGGCCCCATTGGAAGCGGCCAAGCGATTTAGCTGCGAAGTAAAATACGAGCTGGGTACGTTGGGCTATCACGCCATAGAGAGGTACATGACCGAAGAGGAGATAAAGAGAATCAACGAGCAATACACCACGTAAATCTTTTAGTGTATTTCTATATATTTATATACAACAAACAAAAACTTAAAAACTTATGTTATTCGGAATCATTATCGTATTAGTAGCAGTAGCAGTCGCTATCCTATTAAACAAAGCAAAATTAACAAAATTAGTAAATCGAGTTGAAGAAGCAGTAGCTCCAGCAATCGAAGAAGCGAAAGAAGTGGTAACAAAGGCCGCTGCAATAGCTCCTAAGAACGAAACTATCAAAAAAGCAAAGGAAGCAGTTAAAAAAGCTCCTGCTAGTAAATCAGCAAAAAAATCTAAATAATATATGGAAAAAATCGCGTTAAAGCTTTACGAGTTTTATAACCTTGAAGCAGAACTAAACGGAGTTACGAATCAACAGAATGGAGAAGTTACCTCAAAGGGACTTTTGGCAGAAAAAATCAAAATGACCACCAAGTACTGGTTGAACGATTTGGTTAAAAAAGTAGTAACCGAGAAAGAGGCTTGCGAGGCGTTAAAGCAAGAGCTAATCAAAAAGCACGGAGAAGCGGACGAACAAGGCAACGTATCGATACCAATGGACATCAACGAGGTAAAGAACGAAGAAGGCCAAACCGTTTCAAGAGAAATTAACCCCAAGTTCGTAGAATTCCAAAACGAATTCAACGCGGTATTGAACGAAGACAAAGAATTGGAGTACAAAGGCTTTACTTTGGAAGAGTTCGAAAACGTTGAATCCGAAGGCAAGTACGATACTTTCTTTAAATTAATCAAAGTAGGAGAATAATCACAAAAGAATAATAGACAATCGGCTCACCCAAAAAGTGGGCCGTTTTTCTTGCATATTTATAGTAAATCTAGTTATGACAAAACAATTAACACCGGAAGAGTTTCAACAAATCAATCTTATCAAATCCGACGCCTTAGAAGTCGCTGCTTTACTTGGAGAACTAGAATACCAAAAGATGAGCATCGAGCTTGATATGGAAGAGCAAAGGAAAAGAATCAAAGAGATTAGGGTAAAAGAAAAGCAAGTCTTCGAAGAAATTAGATCTAAATACGGCCCTGTCTCGATAAATACTGAGACCGGCGAAATTAGCTAAAGTGTTTTGAATCAAGTATCGATATTTATTACTAGAAAAAAAACGACATAAATGGCCGAAACACTAATTAGCCCAGGAGTATTCTTACAAGAGAATGACTTATCTCAGATCACTTCAGGTCCAATAACAGCAGGCGCCGCAATTGTAGGCCCTACAGTAACTGGTCCAGTTAACATCCCAACATTAGTAACTACTTACTCTCAATACAAAGCCGTATTTGGAGCTCCCTTCGTTTCTGGAGGTGCTGCATACGAATACTTAACAAGTATGGCTGCTTTGAATTACTTTGAGCAAGGCGGAACTTCTTTATTGGTAACAAGAGTGACATCTGGATCTTATACACCAGCAACAGCGAGTATCAACAACTTGGCGGGAACTTCTGCCTTAGTTCTTGAAACCTTATCAGTTGGTACAGTAATGAATAACAACGACGCTTCAGGATCTTTAGGTTCTTTAGTTTCAGGTTCTTCAGCTAACGTACGCTGGGAAGTAACAGCTATCAACAGCGGATCTGGAGAATTTAACTTGATCTTAAGACGCGGCGACGACTACCAAAATAACAAGACTGTTCTTGAAACATGGAACGGCTTATCAATGGATCCTAACCAAAGCAATTATGTAGCTTACGTAATTGGTGATCAAACTCAAACCGTTTCTACAGACGATTTGGGCAATTACTACTTACAAACTACTGGTTCTTACCAAAACAACAGTAGATACGTAAGAGTTAAAACTGTAAATACTCCAACTCCTGGATATTTTAACACTGTTGGTCAAGCTCAAAACCAATACACTTCATCTCTTCCTAACGTAGGATCCGGTTCTTATAACGGAGCTTTCGGTAGTGCAGCCGGCGCAATATTCGGTTCGTTCGGAGTAGAAGCAGTAAACTTCTTCGAAAATATTCCTAACGCTTTAGCCGATGGATCAGTAGCTGGCAGAAACGTTCAAGGCCTAAGAAGCACAGACTATAACACAGCTATCAATCTATTAGGTAACAAAGACGCTTATAAATTCAATATAGTATACGTTCCAGGTTTAACTTACGTTAACGCACCTAGTCAAGTGACTTCGGTAGTTAACACGGCTCAAACAAGAGGGGACAGTATTGCAGTAGTTGATATGGTTGGTTACGGTCAATCTATCCCTGTATTGCTTGCTCAAGTAACTGCATTCGATTCGTCTTACGCAGCTGCTTATTGGCCTTGGGTTCAAGTTAGATCAAGAGAGACTGGTAAATTAAACTTTATCCCTGCATCTACAATCGTTCCTGCCGCTTACGAGTACAACGATAGAGTTGGAGCAGAATGGTTCGCACCTGCCGGTTTAAACAGAGGTGGTTTACCAACAGTTTTACAACCTGAAAGAAAGCTAACTTCGAACGATAGAGACAGAATTTATCAAGGATCTGTTAACCCAATCGCTACATTCCCTGGAGTTGGTACGGTTATCTACGGTCAAAAGACACTTCAACAAAAAGCTTCTGCATTAGACAGAGTTAACGTTAGAAGATTGTTAATTGCTCTTAAAGACTACATTGGTCAAGTTGCAGAAACTCTTGTATTCGAGCCTAACACACAAGTTACTCGTAACAGATTCTTAAGTCAAGTTAACCCTTATTTAGAGTCAGTACAACAAAGACAAGGTTTATACGCATTCCAAGTAGTAATGGACGACAGTAATAACACGCCTGATGTAATCGATAGAAATCAATTAGTTGGATCTATCTACTTACAACCAACTAAAACTGCAGAGTTTATTCAATTAGACTTCAACGTTTTACCAACAGGAGCAACATTTGGCCAATAATAACAAATAGAATATCAAATGAACGATAACACAATCATTAGAATTAAAGTACCAGCACGTTTATACGAGAGTGTAAAAGCTAGGTTAATGATCAAAGAAAACTATGAAGCTCCAGTTGAAGAAACTGAAACTTTAGAAGAATCTCCAATAGTAGACGTAATAACGGCATTATCAGGAGTATTAGGACTAGGTCTAACAGGCGTAGCAATATCTAAAGCTCAAGATCTTTTGAAAAAGAAGAACCCTGAATTGTTCGATAAATTACAGAGTGCAGGCGCGGCTATGAAAAATCAAGGCGGCGGTTTAAACGAAGCTAAAAAAGTAGACGCTAAAAAAGTTGCTGAAGACAAGAAAAAAGCTGACGAGAAGAAAAAGAAAGAAGCGGAAGCTAAGAAGGTTGCTGACAAAAAAGCTGCAGATATGAAAAAAGCGGCCGAGAAGAAAAAATAAGTAAAAGTAATATTTATACTAAATACAACTAAAAATGCCAGTATTAGACCCAAATGAAATAATGTTTACCGCTTTCGAACCTACAGTATCGAATAGATTTGTAATGTACATCGACGGTATTCCTTCATATATGATTAAAAAAGCGGACGCACCAGGTCTTACTTTAAATGAAATCAAATTAGATCACATCAATGTTTACCGTAAGATTAAAGGAAAAGCTGAGTGGAAAGATATCAATTTGTCATTGTACAACCCAATCAGTCCGTCTGGTCAAGAGGCCGTAATGGAGTGGGTACGTTTACATCATGAGTCTGTAACAGGTAGAAACGGTTATTCTGACTTTTACAAGAAAGACATTAACTTATCAATATTGGGTCCAGTTGGTGATATTGTATCTGAGTGGATCTGCAAGGGCGCTTTCATCAAAGAAGCAAACTTCGGAACTTACGATTGGTCTACTTCAGATCCTACCGAATTGACTTTGAGTCTTGGTATGGACTATTGCGTATTGAACTTCTAAGACACAAATAACGAATATAAAAGAAAGGCCGCCTCACCGCGGTCTTTTTTTGTTTCCGGAAATTTTAATAGATTATATTTATTTAAAATAGTTATTACATGTCAGAATCAAAGTTTACAGTACCTACCGAGATGGTAGATCTTCCTTCAAAGGGTTTATTATACCCAAAAGACTCCCCATTAGCATCAGGACAAATCGAAATCAAATACATGACCGCAAGGGAAGAAGACATTCTTACCAACGCGAATCTGTTACGTCAGGGCTTAGCGATTGAGAGGATGCTTAAATCTATCATTAAGACTCCAATAAGCTTCGAGGATCTGATCCTGGGCGACAGGAACGCTATCCTTATTGCGGCCAGAATATTGGCTTATGGTAAAGACTACTCTTTTAACTACTTCAATCCAAATACGATGGAATCAGAAGTCGTTAAAGGCGATTTACAGTCAGTTAAGTACAAAGAGGTAGATACCACTCTATTCAACGAAAAGAACGAATTCAGCTTCGAAC